GCCTTCGAAAAGTCGCTTCGGGGGGAAGGGCTTGCGGAAACCACCCGGGTGATCTCCGATCTCTCCGACGCACTGGCGAAGGCGAAGGAGAACTTCGCTGAAGCCGCCAATAAGTCGGGCGAACTCCATGCAACGAAGTGGGGATGGAGCGCTGATCTTAAGGCGGCCAGGGAGGAGACTGGCTACTGGGCGAATGAAGTGAAGCGGTTGGAGGGCCTACTCCGGGCGGCGAATAAGGCGGAGAAGGAGCTGGCCGATACCGCGGCCGTGGATGCGAGACGCGCGGCGGAGGAGAAGAAGAAGATCGCGAAGGAACTGGCCGAAGCGGAAGCGGACCGATTTCGGAAGGAGCGGGAGCAGATAGAGCGGAACCTCAAGGAGCAGACGGCGAAGGCGACGGAGGCCCCGGTCGGACGGATTGCGGAGATTGAGGCCGAGGCCAAAGCGTACCGAGAAAAGAAGGTAGACGAAGTGACGGTCGCGAAGTGGGCCGCGGCGCAGAAGGTAGCCGCGGAGGCGAAGGCCAACGCGGAAATCGGTAAGTTTATCGCGGAGTCCGGCGGTTCGGAGTACGACAAGCTGGATGAGCGGATCGAGCAGTACCGAAGGGCGGGCGCGTCCGAGATCAACATCGAAAAGGCGAGAATCGTCGGGCTTCAGGCGATCGAGAGGGAATACAACCTCCGGAGGAACGAGGAGAGCCGGAAGGCGGCGGAGGAGAGCATCGCGAACGAAAAGGTTCTTGGCGAGGCCAGGGACGAGGCGATCATCAAGCAGCGGCAGGCGCAGATGGATGCGATATCCGCGATGGCAACGGTAGTGGTTAGGTCAGAGTCGGACATGATCCGCCTTCGTGCAGAGAACGAGCGGGAAATCCTCGAGATACGCAAGGCGCAACTCGTCGCCAGCATCGACGACAACACGTCCATCGCCGAGTCCGTCCGGATCATGGCGCAAGTGCGGGGGATACAATCCGATATCGAAGCGAGCAAGACGCGGGAGGTAGGCGACCTGGACGCCCGGAGGGTGGTGCTGGAGCAGGAGATCAGGGACCTGAAAAGAGAGCAACGGGATCTCGCTGCGCAGATCCAGATGGGGTACGCGCAAGATGCCCTGAATAAGATCGGCGCCGGGGATGTGGGCACCGCCGTCGGAGCCTTCGCAGGGATCGCCAGCGAGGTAGACCCCTACAGGCAGGATTTCGACCGCTGGTCCGCTTACCAGGATGCAAGGATTACCCGGATGCTCGAGCTCGGCGAAACGGAAGCGTCGCTGAGGGACGAGTACCGACAGTACGACCTCATGCAGGAGCAGATGGTTCAGCAGCAGAAACTGGCGATGGCCTCTGCCGGCTTCGGGATGATGGCGGGAATGGCGCAGTCCTTCTTCGCGCTCTCCGGAAGCCAGAACAAAGCTGCGTTCGCGGCGTATAAATCCTTTGCCATCGCGCAGACGGCGATCGACACCTACCGGGCGGCGCAGGGGGCGTATGCGGCGTTGGCCGGGATCCCCTGGGTCGGGCCCGCGCTTGCAATTGCCGCCGCTGCCGCAGCGATCGCCGCTGGTATGGTTCGGGTAAAGGCCATCGCTTCCATGCAACCGGGCGGCACCGCATCCGCCTCCGTGGGCGGAGGCGGGGTCCCTTCCCTGACCTCGGCCAGTCCGGGAGAGCATGCGGCCGCACCGGAGCCGGAGAACAAGCCTTCTCCGATCATCAACGTCCATATCTACGGACACGTGGTGGATTACGACAGCTTTGCGCGACAGGCTATCCCGGCCCTTACGAAGGCTTACGAAGATGGTGTTAAATAAGTGGAGGATCATCATTGAATCCCCTCATCCTGGCCGACAACCGGTTCCTCAACGGAACGCCGACCGCGACGGACACAGCGGCCGGCTACGATGTGCTCTACATCCGAGACTACAAGACGTTTACCTCCTGGAAGGGGGGCAGCACTGGGACAAAGTACATAACCGTCGACTGCGGCACGGCGAAAAGCGCCAACTGCATCGCTTTCGCAAGGCACAACTTCGGAACCGGTGGAGCGCAGATCTCCGTCGAGAGCTCGGACAACGGATCGGATTGGACGGAGCGGATCGAGCCGTTCACCTTAGTCGACGACAAGGCGGCTCTGCGCACGTTCGTTTCCGCCTCGGCCCGGTACTGGCGAGTGAAGATCAACTCTCCGACGATCGCCCCGCAGGTCGCCGTCCTTCTCGTGGGGGTGAGGATCGAATTTCCGTATCCGCCGGATGCGCCGTTTTCCCCCGACAAGGAAGGGATCGAGGTGGACACGAACTTATCCAGGACAGGACAGTTCCTCGGGTCAGATGTGCGGTTTAAGCCGTATTCGATCCGGGCGAGGTGGGGGAACCTTTCCCGGACGTGGGTCGAATCGTATTTTCTGCCGTTCTGGGACAATCACGCCTCCAACCTGACCCCGTTCTTCTGGGCGTGGGCCCTGGCGACATACCCCAATAATGTAAGGTTCGTCCGGGTACCGGAGAACTACGGGATGGAATCACCGGTATCCGTTCTGGGAGTGTATGACTCGATCGAGCTGGAGATGGAAGGGACGAAGGAGTAGACCATGGGTCGGATCTTCATCGACGGATTCGAGAGCGGAGACCTCGGGAACTGGGATTCAATCAATGGAGCCGTTGCTGTTGTCTCGGCTCCCTCCGGGATGTCCGGGGGATATGCTTTGCTCAGCGCTCCATCCAATAGCAGCTCAGGATATGCCATCAAAACCTTAGTGAGCGCCATTGGGCAGATGTTTGCGAGCTTCCGAATCAATTTCGTACAAACTCATGGGAACTACCCGAGACCCATGAGAGTCATGAATGGGGACACGGTAATCTTTTGGTGGGAATACACCACAGGGCAATCGCTCCGTTTCTACAATGGGAACAATACGTTGCTCGGAAATTTTGGCACTACCCTGAATCCCGGAGATGTCTACCACTGCGAGATTTGGTATTTGCCTCACAACTCGACAGGCCGTTTGCAGGTGAAGATCAACAACGTGTTGGTCCTTGATTTTACAGGGAACACAAACGGGACCGGCTTCCCGACCACAATAAATCGGATTTGGTTCGGCCAATCGCAGAGCTCATCCGGGCAGGTGTATCTGGATGACCTTGTCATCGACGACGAGGACTGGGTCGGGCCTTCTCGAATCGCTGGTCTCCTGCCAAGCGTCGCGGGGAACTCCACCAATTGGGATCCGTCAGCGGGGAACAATTACGCTTGTGTGGATGAGGCCCCTGCCTCGGACGCCGATTACGTCTCCACAAACGTCGTCGATGAGGTGGACACCTATGCGCTGTCCGATCTGCCGAGCGAGGCGGCTGTCATCAAGTGTGTCCAGGTAACGGCCAGGGCCCAAAAGGAGGGGTCCGCGACCCCGCAAAACTTAAACCTTGCCGTTCGTACCACCGGAGGGGATGCCTACTCCGGGGATAAGGTGATTCCTTCATCGTTTGCCGGGTTGCATTCAATTTGGGAAATCAACCCCGGGACCTCATCGCCATGGACGGTCAGCGAGGTGAACGCGATGGAGGCCGGGGTGAAGTCGAAGACCTAAATGGCCGACCAGGTAACAGTTTCCCAGGTCGTCGCCCAGGTCGAGTATGAGATTGATTCTCTCGTTTCTGTCGGACAGGTCGTCGCCCAGGTCGAATACGAGCTGTCACCGCTCGCTAAGATTTCCCAGGTCGTCGCTCAGGTCGAGTATTCCCCGGATACGGAACTACCCGCCGCGCCGACGGGTGTATCCGTCTCCTCAGGCTGGTCGAAGAACACAATCTCGTGGAACTCCGTCTCGGGTGCGACCTCGTACAACATATACTGGGGGAACGCGCCCGGGATCACGAAGGGGAACGGGACGAAGATAACCGGGGTGTCCTCCGGGTATATCCACGGGAACCTCGCGGACGGGACGCCTTACTATTACATCGTGACCGGCGTGAACGAGGTGGGGGAAGGCCCCGCGAGCGCGGAGCATAGCGGCACCCCCTCCGGCGGCACGGTGCAAAACGTCTCCGCTCTCGGCGGGAACAAGCAGGCAACCGTGTCCTGGTCGGCGCTTACCGGCGCGGTCCAGTATCGGGTGTACTGGTCCCTGGTCCCGGGGGTGACGAAGGAAAACGGGACCCGGATCAACTGCAACGATATCGTTCTCGTGCATTCCGGGCTTGCGAACGGTCGCCGGTACTACTACGTGGTCACCGCCGTTAACTCCTATGGGCGGGAGACGGACGAGTCCGCGGAGGTTTATGCGGACACGGTCGCCCCGGTCTATGACGTGCCGCCGACGGAGGCGCGGACCTCGGTCGCCCTGGTGATCCTGGACTTGGACTTCTGCACCCGGACGTTCGGCGTTTCTCCGTGCCTTGCCACGGGGACCCACTGCTACAACACCTGGGGAACCTGTAAATACCTTTCGGCCTATTTGGCGGCCCCGAAGGAGTACAAGTTCTCCAGCGCCGATGCGAAAGCGGCGTTCGACGGATGCCGACCGTACATCGACTCCGTGAAACTTCTCCCCACGGAGATCAAGACGAACTTCACGGTCTCCGGCCGGGTGAACGTCGACTTTCTCGACGAGCCGGACGAAGACGTCGGCGTAGACCCGTACTGGTCGGAGCGGTCCTCCCATCCCGGGACGTTCTTCAAGAAGCTGCTCGCCAGGAACAAGAACTACAAGGGCCGACGGATCCGGGTGTACGAAGGCTACGCGGGAATGACCGAAGGCGACTACGTACTCAGGTGGGTCGGGAAGATCGAAAACATCACAATCTCCGGATCTTCCGTGAAGCTGGAGGCGGTCGATCTCCTGAAGGATCTCTCGAAGATCGAGGTTCCCCCGCGGCTGGCGATCAAGCTCGCGGTGGATCTCGCCTCGGGACAGATGGCCGCCGTGACGCTAACATCCGTGGGAGGGCTGGATGTTTCCAATGGCTACATCCGGGTGGATGACGAGATTATCGGATATGCCACGGCTAACACGGAGACGAACCAGCTCCTGAACCTGACCCGGGGGGCGTTCGGCACAGGCGCCATAGATCACGGCGTGAACGACAAGGTGCAGAAGTGCCGGTACTTCCCGCCGACGAACCCGTATGACCTCCTCCTGGGGATGCTTACCGTCGATGCGGCGATCGCGAGCGAGTATGCCGACTCGGCGGCGTTCGAGTTCTACAAGACCTGGCCCGGCGGAGACGTCGATTTCTGGACGATCATCTCCGAGCCGATGAAGCTCTCAGATCTCTACTTCGAAATCGTGGATCTGCTCGATGCGAAGTCCTGGGTGGCCGAGGACTTGAAGATCACGATCCGCCGGAATGTGGCGAACTCACCTGGGCAGACGCTCTACAAGCTGACGGATGCGGACCACATCATTCACCGATCCATGAAAGTCGACTTGAATGAGAAGTCGCGGATCACCCGCACGCTGATCTACTGGCAGAAATCTCCCACCGGAAAGGACAAGGAGGTCACCTCCTACTCGCGCCTGGATGTGGCGATCGACGCGGATGCAGAGAGCGCTTCCGGCTACGGGGAGGTGATCGAGAAGAAGATTTACTGCCGGTGGCTGGATACGACCTACCAGCAGGAGGAGCTCGTCGCGCAGTACGTCAGGAATCTTGCGATGCGGCAGACGCGCCGGAGCCGGGACGCGCAGGCGCTCGTCACCCTCGAACTGGACACGAAGGATTCTGAGATCAAGACGGGAAACTTCGTGCAGCTGGATTCCGATGAACTACTCAATCCGGACGGCACGCCGCTCGAAGCGTCCACGTTCCAGTCGGTGCGCCGCGAGAAAAAGAAAAGCACGATCGCTCTTACCTTGCAACGGATCGTATCGGGAACGCGCATCTGCTTCATCTGCCCGAACGAAGACCAGGAAACGCCTACGGACCCGTACCCCGCTTACGCATCTGCCTCGGAACTGGAAAGGGAATACGGGTTCATCACCGAAAACGATGGGCTGATGCCAAACGGCGATCCCGGATACATCATCTGGTGAGGTGAAAAAATGGCATTTACATCGATATCGCAGGCGGAGATCGCCGCGGGGCAACCGGTCACACAGGCGCTCATGCAAAAGGTCAAGGACAATGACGATTACCTCTACTCGCAGCTCGGCGCAGGGGGTGGCGGGGAGGGGGGAATCCAGAATGGATCCTTCGAAATTGATGCTGACGCAGACGGGGTCCCGGACGGGTGGACCAAGAACCTGTATCCTGCCGGCGGAGGAGCGATCGAGACGGCCAGCCCGGCCCACGGCGCGAATGCGTACAAGTTCGTTCAGCAGGCGGGCCCCGGGAACGGCGGGGGATACCTCGACATGAACGATTACCTCCCCTGCGCTCCGCTCATACCTCTCGCCTTCAGCTGGCTGCACTACGCGACCGCCGCTGGAATGCACAATCTGGTGCAGGTCCGATGGTTCGATAAGGCGAAGGTCTATCTCTCCACATCCGACGTTTACAACTCGACCTCGAACCCGACTTCCTGGGGGCGGATTACCCGCCCCGCAACCCCCCTGTCTTCGGCCCGGTTCTGGAAGCTCCGGATCGTCGGAGGTTACACCGACACGGACATTGCGGGGACGGCCTACTTCGACGGTATGGAAGTATCTACTCCGCTTTCGATCTCGATCTGTGAGGGGGGCTCCATTGCAGAGATTGATGACAACGTCTGTGATGGGAACTTTCACGACCGAGGTTCGATGACGCTTTATTTCCCCACGATGACGGCGAACAGCGTGGTGCGCGTTACCGTGATGGCATATCTTAAGGGAGGGGCGAACCCCGATTTATACGCCTCCCAGAGATTCAGGGTTGGTTCTTTCTATTCCGGCCAAAATGATGTGATTCTCACAAACTATGGGATCTATTCTTACCAATTCTTCGTTCCCGGACTTTCCGGGAATCAGACTTTGTATCAGCAGCTCGCCTCGGTGAGCGGTTCATGGAAGGCGTGGGGGAAAGTCGATCCGCATTTCGTGGTGTGGGAGATCCTGAGTTCGTAGGGGGAAGCAATGAAAAAAACCTTTTAGAAATTTGGATTTTACTTATCATTGTCTTCTCAGCGGTTGCTTCTCCAGCATTGTCCGGGTGTTTCCCCTTCTTCCCATCGTTCGGCCGGTGGCAGGAGGGATGCGGAGGATCGACAGCTGAGTGGTGGAATGATTCCTCGCTTACAATCTATGCGCCCTTCGACAATCCCGCCTCCCCGCTGGCATTGAACAATGGCACCGGCTCCCTGTCCTCCGGCACTTGGGACAACGATGCAAGCGGGGCCACCGGCCTCGCCAAGGGCGGCACGAACGCGATGTTCATTTATTTCCCCCCGATTCGGTGAGGTAAGAAATGTCGATAGCATATGCGAGCCGACAAACCGGGAAACTACAGGCCGCGTCTTATACGGTCGGTGGTGCTATGTCCGGCGCATCAACAGTCGGTAATATGATTGTTGTTTGGGCTGCTGGGTTTAGGCAGGCCACGGCCCCCAACGTACCGAATCCGACTTGCAGCGATACCGTGAATGGTTCCTATACCCGTGGTGCATTTTCTTACCAGGATACCGACAACAATTATGTGTGGTCGGCTATATTTTACAAAGAAAATGTTGTCGCTGGAACTCCGACGGTTACGGTCACGTGCGGTTCGGCATCGGACTTCGACGTCACCCATCTAAATGCGCGGGAATATTCTGGGCTGAAATTGGCCACTCCTGCGGATCTTTCTCAAACGAACACGGGCGGTTCGGGAACGGCGTTCGACACAGGGACGGCAACTGGAACAACCGCTGGGATTGATGAATTGCTATGCGCGATGTGTTCCATCGACGTAGGTTCTTTAACCGTTACTTGGACGGAAAACGTATCTGGTTCCAATCCCTCTTCGGGATGGGCCAGCGTACTTCAGGAAACAAGCGGGACCACGTACACCCAAGTAGACGGGGTCGAAAAGATCATCACGACTCCGGTTACAGACCCAATTCACAAGTGGACCTCCAATCAGACTACGCCCCAGTGGGCGGCGTGCGTGTTGACGCTCAAGGGACGTTCCGCCGCCCTCACCGGAACCGCCACGGCATCGATCACTGAAGCGGATATCGTGTAATGGCGAACAAGACCCTCATAGCCACATTAACTGGCGACACATTCGTTCCAAATTCAATCGTCCCTCCGCTCATCGAGGCCGGAGATTGCACGGTATCTGGGAATAATACCGCTGGAGATCCGTGGGCCGTCAGTCATCCAGCGGCAGCCACCGGGGATCTGCTGATATTTTACATCGCATGGGACGACTCGACGGCCACTACTTCCGTGGCGGCCCCCAGCGGACCGAACGGAGAGACGCTCACCGCGATCAACGCGACTCCCATCACCGATTCCAACACGGAGACGCGGGCGCAGGCGTGGTACACGAAAGCGACGGGAGCTTGGTCCGCAGGTACTCTGTCTTTTAACCCGTCCGCAACGGAATCATGGTCGGCCACATGTATCATGGTTCCCGCTGGGGAATTCGATGCCGCAACGCCGATAGGTGCAAGCGCAACGGCGGCGGCTACCACGCTTGACGATACCACGGTAGATAGCCCGGCGTTCTCTGCGGGATCAAGCGACGGAGACGGAAGGCTGGTTGTTTGCAACGGAATCGATGCAGACCCGCTGGGAGCAGCACCCTCCGGCTGGACGAATCGCCAAACGCAGGATCTCGGAGCCGTGGCTCATGGGGTAGCGACACGAAACGCTTCGGTAACAGACTCCGAGTCCATCTCATCTGCGGTCTGGTCTATCGCCGGGGATTCGTGGACCTCCATCGCGTTCATCGTGCGAGCGCCAACGACAACCCCTTTTGAGGCGGCGCGTCAAGCGGCTATCAACGGGATCGACTCCGCGCAGTCGGAGACACACGGATGGAATGCGGAAAGGCCGAACATCCCGACTTCGGCACTCGTCAGAACATCGGACTCCGTCATCACGCTTACGATTCCGTCTCTGCCTAACTACGATATCACCGCGCAAGAAGTCCTGACGTGGACCATCCCAGCGTCGGTTCTCACGGGCGGGGTAGCCATCGTCGCTACGCCCACGGTGACGATAGATCCGGCGGCGGGCGGCGCATCGATAACGCCGACCATCGGTTCGTTGGCCCTCGGTGGGGTCGCACCGAGAAACGATCGTGGGATCTTCGTACCGACGGAGGTGGACGTATGAAGCCGGCAGAAAGCATGTTCAAGGGATACCCGCCGAAGGTGGAACGTGGGGCTGGCAACCCCGAGGCGCAGAAGTACGGCGAGCTCTGGACGATGCCGGAGTACCGAGCCGTGGCCCCGGGGGAACTGTTCTCGTCGATCTTCATGCAGCAGGCGAGGCCGAAGCAGGGGTCGCACGTCATTGACTTCGGCTGCGGCACGGGGCGAGGTGCAATGGTGCTGCACGACGCCGGCCTGAAGGTCACAATGATGGACTTCGTCCGGAACTGCCTCGACGAG